TTGAAAATTCTTATAGGTGATTATGACATTGAGATTTGTAAAAACAGTGTTGCTCGTTTCACAAACAAGAACATTGATTTGAAGTATTGGATTGCAATGGAGCCGGACTCAAATTATAACGGATGATGATGACTTTAACAGAAAATAAATCTTATCTCTGGACGGAAAAATACCGACCAAAATCAATCGAAGAATGTATCTTACCCGAACGGATTAAGAAAACATTCCAAGATATGATTGATTCTGGAGAATCCCAAAACTTACTCCTATCAGGAAGTGCGGGTTGCGGTAAAACTACAGTGGCGAAAGCACTTTGTAATGAACTCGATACAGATTGGATGATGATTAACTGTTCGGAAGACGGTAACATCGACACTCTAAGAACGAGAATTCGTAGTTTTGCAAGCACTGTGTCATTGACAGGTTCTAAGAAAGTTGTAATCTTAGACGAATTTGATTATGCAAATGCACAGTCGATGCAACCCGCACTTCGAGGTTTTATTGAAGAATTCGCAGACAATTGCCGATTCATCTTAACTTGTAATTTCAAGAATAGAATCATCGAACCAATTCATTCACGGTGTACCTGTATTCATTTCCAATTTAATAAGAAGGATATGAGTGCAATGTCTGCACAGTTTATGAAACGAGTAACTGATATTCTTGAAGGTGAAGGTGTTCCCTTTGAACCGAAGGTGATAGCGAAACTCATCGTGCGATATGCACCCGACTTCCGCCGTGTCATCAATGAACTTCAACGATATTCTATTGCAGGAACAATAGATGTGGGCATTCTTGCAGATATCGAGAACTGTAAAATTAATGACTTGGTTACATCAATGAAGGAAAAGGATTTTCAGTCAATGAGAAAGTGGGTTGTCGATAATCTTGACAACGACCAAGTACAGTTGTTCAAGAAATTATATGACAATTTATCGGACAGTGTTGAACCACAAAGTATCCCCTCTGCAATTTTGATTATTGCAGAATACCAATATAAGGCCGCATTTGTAGCAGACCAAGAAATTAATATGACTGCTTGTTGCACAGAATTAATGATGGAGTGTACATTTAAATGATTAAACCACTAAATGATAATGTAGTAATTATTTACGAAGAAGTAAAAGAAAAGACAACCGACTCTGGTATTATCGTAACAGGTAGTGCCGTAGAGGACAGAAGTAAGCCCGCCATAGCAATTGTTGCAGGAGTAGGTGATGCTGTCACCGTTGGATTAAATGTAGGTGATGTTGTTTTGTGGGACAGAGTTGCTAAAGGTGTATGCGAAGGTTGCATTATTGTACACGAATCCACAATTCTTGCGGTTATTGAAAATGAAACTGAGTGATTATTTAAACGCAATCAACCACACCAAAGTGGCGATGCACAAACTAGATGATGACTATGAATTTGTCCTCAAGAAGTATGTCCCCTTTATAATCAATAAGGGGGTTTCATACTTCCCAGATTCAATCATACAGGCGAACAATATGAACTTCTTTTGTGGGATTGATAAGAGAATGCATTTCGACTATTTGCAACATTCTATTCGGAAACGAAAGAGATTTAGTAAGTGGATGAAGAAAACTGCTCCATCAGATTTACAAACAGTCAAAGATTATTTTGGATATTCCAATTCAAAAGCATACGAAGCATTAAACATATTGAATAAATGTGACATAAAACAGATGAAAGAGGAATTAAATGTGGGCGGAAGTGATAAATAGAGGGGGTGTGAATGTTTCTATTATATACATAATTACATAATTAGATGATTATGTTATGATTATGAACCATAAAGAAAGATGGAGTGTATAATGGAAAGAGAACGATTAACAGCCGATGACTTAGTGGAAGTTAAACTTGCAGAGGATGAGGACTTCCTAAAGGTAAAAGAAACCCTAACACGAATTGGGGTTTCTTCTCGCAAAGATAATAAATTATATCAATCTTGTCATATTCTTCATAAACGAGGAAAGTATTATATTGTACATTTCAAAGAATTATTCGGACTTGATGGTCTTCCATCCAATATGACCGATAATGATATTGCACGAAGAAATACAATCATCAGTTTATTAGAAGAATGGGAATTGATAGAACTTGCAGATGAAAATTGGGTGTGCGAACCCGCCGCATCTGTGGGTCAAATAAAAATTATTCCTCACAAGGAAAAGAGTAATTGGGAACTTGTACCCAAATACCACATAGGAAAGCGTAACTAAATATAGTATGGAGATTACATTATGAGCAAATTATTGATTAAGTTCCCAACCCGAAACCGTCCAGAAAAATTCAAACAAGTATTACAGAAGCATATTGATTATCTATCAGGAAATCACGATGTACGATTTGTAATTACGATGGATGAAGATGATGACACAATGAACACCGATGAGATGCGAGAGTGGTTAGATGCTCTTGATGTTGATTTGAAGTATAACTATGGTCAATCTAAAAACAAAATTGAAGCGTGTAATGCAGATATGGAAGGCGAAGAATTTGATGTCGCATTATTAACATCTGATGATATGATTCCTTGTTTAGAAGGATATGATGATATCATCTTTCAGGGATTCCAACAATGTTTCCCAGATTTTGATGGTGGTATTAAATTCAACGATGGTCTACGACCAGTAGATGACCCACTAATGACCTTACCTGTTCTTGGTGGTAAGTTATATAAAGCAATGGGATATTTCTATCACTCAGAATATGTTTCGTTGTATGCAGATAATGATACAACAAACATTTGTGCAGGGCTTGGAAAGTTTGTTATTGCGAAAATTTGCATTATCCGACACGAATGGATTCCCGGCAATCACCCAGATGCAGATGAAATGCATCAGGAACAAGAAAGTCCAGAACTCTATGCAAAAGATAAAGCAGAATTTGAAAAACGAGGAACTGAAGGGTTTGATTTAGAACGAATCCGTGAAGCACTTGAAGGACAAAAAGTATGAAGCGAAAAGCAATTTTAGTATGTGGTGGTGGCGGTTTCATCGGAAGTCATCTAGTAAAGAAACTTAAAGAACAAGGACATTGGGTACGAGTATGTGATTTAAAATATCCAGAATATTCTGATTCCCCTGCTGACGATTTTGTTATAGGTGATTTGCGTAGTCAAAAGGTTTGTGATGATTTGTTTGAAACTTATGTTGATGGAGTCAAAAGACGAAAAACAAAATTTGGGGAGTTTGACCAGACAAACACTGGTGCGTTAATTTATGATGAAATTTATCAACTCGCTGCCGATATGGGTGGTGCAGGGTTTGTCTTTACAGGAGAGAATGATGCAGACATTATGCACAATTCTGCATTGATTAATCTTAATATGGTAGAACGAGCAACAGAACACCAAACACGAAAACTATTTTATAGTTCTAGTGCGTGTATGTATCCAGAACACAATCAACTAGACCCAGACAATCCCAAATGCACAGAAGATTCAGCATATCCAGCCGCACCAGATAGTGAATATGGTTGGGAAAAATTATTCAGCGAAAGAATGTTCCTCGCCTTTGCACGGAACAAAGGATTGAATGTTCGTGTTGCACGATTTCATAATATATTTGGAATAGAAGGAACTTGGGATGGTGGACGAGAGAAAGCCCCCGCCGCAATGTGTCGTAAGGTGTGTCTTGCAGAAGACGGCGGAGAAATTGAAGTATGGGGTGACGGTCTACAAACTCGTTCATTCCTTTACATCGATGAATGTGTTGAAGCAGTATTGCGTTTGATGGATTCTGATTTCTGTGAACCAGTGAACATCGGTTCAGAGGAAATGATTGCTATTAACAATTTTGCACAAATGGCAATTGACATCTCTGGTAAAGATGTTACAATTAAAAACATTAAAGGACCTGAAGGTGTTCGTGGTCGCAACTCTGACAACTCTTTGATTAGAGAGAAACTTGGTTGGGATTACAAAATGCCGTTGAGAGAAGGAATGGAAAAGACCTACAAATGGATTCAAGGACAAATTGAATCACAAAGTGATGTGGGTTATGTTTATGATGATGGTGTGGTTTCACACATAAAAATAAGTAAAATATAGAATGAATAAAATTATAGCGTATAGTTTATGGGGAGAAGACCCAAAATATACAATAGGTGCAATAAAGAATGCACAGGGAATTTGTGAATTATATCCAGAGTGGATTGGAAGATTTTACTGTGGTCAAAGCGTTCCTTCCGAAATTATTAAAGAATTAGAACAAACCCCAAACACAGAAGTCATAGTGATGGACGAAGACGGAGATTGGACAGGAATGTTCTGGCGATTCCTGTCGGCAGATAGTGATGATGTTATACTGTCAAGAGATACAGATTCACGAATTACTCAACGAGAAGTAGATGCCGTAAATGAATGGTTAGAATCAGATAAAGATTTTCATATTATGCGTGACCACCCATATCACGGAACACAAATTCTTGGTGGGATGTGGGGATGCAGAAACGGAATATTAAAAGGTATAAGTGAATGGATGGAAAATTACACCAAAGGAGATTTTTGGCAAGTAGACCAGAACTTCTTGAGGGAGATGATATATCCAAAAATACAAAACAACACTTTTGTACACGATGAATTTTTTGAAAAGAAATCATTTCCAACAAAAAGAAAATCAAGAGAGTTCGTAGGTCAAGCATTTAATGAAGATGATAGTGAGTGCGAAACAACCCACGGAGATATGGTAATATGACACATTATTCACAATATGGCGAAGAAGTAGTTATTGATTCATTTTTTAATAAAAAGAAAAATGGATTTTGTGTAGATGTTGGTGCGGCGGATGGAATATTATATTCAAATTCCAGATACTTAATAGAAACTTTAGAGTGGAATGCAGTATTAGTCGAACCCCATCCAACATTTTTTTCTAACCTACAAAAACTATATGAAGAAGATGAAAATATAACACTGATTAATTCAGCAGTATATAATATTGATGCACCCAAAATGATGCCATTTTATGTATATGGAAGGGAAGTTACTGCACAGGTATCTACTTTATCAGAAAAATTCAAACAAAGGGTTATAACGGCACACGGCGACAAGTATGAAGATGAACCTATGATGGTTAGGACTACCAATCTTAATGAAATATTGAAACCTTTACCTGTGGTTGATTTTTTGTCTATAGATTGTGAGGGAGTAGATATGGAAGTATTGATGTCCAACGATTGGGAAATTAATAGACCAGAATTGGTATGTATAGAACAATCTATGAAGGAAGAAGTAGTAGTGGAGTATATGAAATCTATACAATATAAAACATTTGATAAAACATTTGGTAATATTTTTTTCAAAAAGGAAAATGAATAAATGAATGGGCAAACAAAATTTATAATTGAAAATGTAGTAAACAATCCAGAAATAAAATCTGTACTCAATATTGGATACAGGGAGTCTAGTGACCCACACATAATGAATCAGATTATATCAGAAGGAAAGTCGTGGTCTGTATTGGAAGTGTTTCCAGAAAATTGCAGGGAGATGGAACGCAAGGGATATGATGTGATTGAGATGGATGTGAGAAACATAAAAGAATTAGACAGAAAGTTTGATGCAATAATATGGTTACACGGACCAGAACATATTCTATGGGAAGATTTTAATAATTATAGAAGTGATGTTGAAAGTAAAGCAAGGAAATTGGTAATATATCAAGCACCGATTGGTGAATATGCCCAGGGCGAACTTTATGAAAACCCATACGAAAAACACATATCAACTTTATATAGTTTTATGTTTGATGAATTGGGATACAATACTATGAACCATACACACGAAGAAGATAAAAATGCTGTTATAGGGGAGAAAACATTTAGTGCGTGGGTATATAAAAAATG